GCAAGGTGGCGCGCGAGGCCATCAAGCAGGTCACGACGCTGATGCAGGACCAGATGCTGGAAGGCGGTTGGCGCGATGCGTATCTGGACGTGCTGTTTGACGTGTTCCTTTACGGTACTGGGGTGTTGCGCTGCGAGTTGCGCCGCGTGCAGGGGTTGAAATGGAACGGCGACAAGCTGGTGCCATCAACGGACGACATCATGACGTGGCGGCATGTGCCGGTCGGCAACTGCTATCCGTCAGCAGACAGCGAGAGCGCGCAGGAGGGGACGTATTTCATTGAGCGCGGCGCGATGCGCAAGCAGGATCTGTTTGCCTGCGCACAAATTGACTGGATGCGTCAGGACAAAATCGCCGAGGCTTATGAGCAGGCGCGCGACAACGCGGGCTGGCTGGAACGGGAAGATGTGGAGCAGCCGCAACAATGGGCAGACGACGCGCTGGTGGATGTACTGATTCATGAAGGCACAGTACGTGGCGATACGCTTATGGATTGGCTAGATGATGATACGGGCATTGACGAAAACGCGTTTTACGATGTGGAAGCGTGGGTGCTGGCCGGGGTGACGATTGGCTGTCGCGTGTTGAAACACCCGCACGGGACGCGTTCGTATTTTTCCGCTAACTTCCAGCGCGCCGGGCGGAATTTCTGGGGTATCGGTGCGGGCATGACACTTGCCAGTATCGAGGACACACTGAACGAGTTGCTCGATGACCTCGCACAGAATCTGGAACTTACCGTCGCGCCGCCGATTTTCTACGACGTGATGGCCTTCGAGAATGCGGACGACGTGACGCTGAAGAAGCGTGCCAGGATTCCGTTCAACCCTGACCCCGTGAACCGCACGATGCAGCCATTTTTCCAGCCACGCTTTGACAGCAAGAGTGGCGAGCTGATTAACCTCTTCAACTGGTTCTACCGTCTGGCGGATGATGAAAGCGGCATACCGGGGCTGCTCTCCGGTAACGACCGCATCGGCGGCGGTGAGGCAACTTTTCGCGGTATGAAGATGCTGGCGGCAAGCGCCAATACGCTGGTGAAAGCGGCGTTTCTCAATATTGACCAGACCATGATTCAACCAGCGATGCAGTGGCTATGGCGCTGGAACATGCTCAACAGCAAGGAGGAAGGCATCCGGGCTGATGTGCGCGTGGTGGCGCGCGGTGCGGCAGGGCTGATGCAAAAAGAGATTGCCGACGCCGAGCGCGCGGATATGTTGCCATTGTTGATGCAGCTTATTCAGGGCGCAGGACTGCCGCCGGAAGAAATACAGCGCATCATGCAGTATCTGCTGCAACAGACGATGGCACAGGGTGGGATGCCGGTGGATGAATTGATGAGCGACCCAGCGTTGGCGTTGCAACAGGCAGGGGCGGTGCAGTCATTGCAGCCCGCCACACCGCTGCCGACGATTGGGGCGGACACTGACACGGGAGGACTGAATGTTTCTTGATGGGGATGCGGTGCGCGTAGGCGACACCGTGTGGCATATCACTGGTGGCCACGGTACGGTCGAGACCATCGAACATGACGAGGCACGGGTGCGCATGGCACACGGCGGCGTATTGTCGATGTACGACGGCGGCAAGGCGGGCGGGCGCAAGATGTTTTACTGGTACAAACCCGTGGCGCTGACGCCGCGCAAGGGCAAGGAGAACATCCACCGCCACGCTATCCGTTTTGCTGAGACCGCGTTGGCGCTATGGGAGGCAAGCGATGCCTGACACGGGACGCGTCTTGCGCACAACGATAAACAATGACGCGGCAGGCAGCGACGAACTGCTGCCGAAAGGACGGACGGGCGACCTGTCCGCGCCGTTCGCGGTGGTGGATGCGCCGCTGCGTCTGCTGGCATTCGGCCTCGCCGACGATGACCGTGTGACGGTGCTGCGCGTGTGGCGGCCACAATCCACGGGCGGCTTTGATGCCTGCGGGTGGATGCTGCCCGGCGGTGAAATGTTCGAGCGGCCCTACCGCATTGGCGGGCGGGACATCGAACTGTCGGTGGACGTGCCGGAAGTTTTGCTGGATGCGGCGGGTTGGTATCGCCTCAAGTATCACGGCGACAGGCGGCACGACGTGCAGGTCTCCATGCTGACCGACCGCGTGGCACATCGTGACAACACCATGCGAGGCATCGTATGACGGATTGCCAACGCCCGACCGGCGAAGCGTGCAACTGTTGCAACGACGGTGCCATACAACACCGCCTGACTGAAATCACCCAATGGCTAGAGCGGCTGGAATGGCTGATTGCTGAAATTCAGAACCGTCCTGTCGGCAATGACTGGCAGCTGACGGGCTGCGACGGAAAGGCCCTGGCGCTGAATGCCAAAGTCGCCACCTGTGCCGAGCTAGAGGCGGGGCGCAATCAGATCCAGG